CATTAATGGATCCAGAATTAGAAGATTTACCAACTGATTACTTACGTGGAGTTGACTTCCGCATTGCAAAAACATCTAAAGGTGGATTTGCTGATTACTCAACATCTAAATGGAGTCGACGCGAACGTGCGTTAACTGACGTTGATTTAGAGGCTATTAAGAATCATAAATTATACAATTTAAGTGACTTTTTACCTAAGAAGCCAACTGATGTTGAATTAAAAGTAATGAAAGAAATGTTTGAAGCAAGTGTCGACGGCGAAGCATATGATATGGAACGCTGGGGTCAGTACTTTAAACCAGCAGGTATGGGTCAAGCAACAGGTGATCCACATAAGCCAGCACAATCCACTGCTCCAGTAGCAAAATCTCGTCCAGCACCAGTTGCTTCAGAAGATGACTTACCGTGGGATGATGCTGTAGCAACATCTGCACCAGTAGCAGCACCGTCTGAAAGCACAAATCGTGCACAAGATATTCTTGCAATGATTCGCAATCGCAAGCAATAAGCTAGCTAAAATAAAGAGTGCGACATCGCACTCTTTTCTTTCCTCTATTAAGGCAAAACATGACGAAACCATTTGACATTACTAAATTCAGAAAATCAATTACTAAATCTATTGAAGGACTCGGTATTGGTTTTAACGATCCAACTGATTGGGTCTCGACAGGTAACTACGCATTAAACTATTTGATTAGTAACGATTGGAATAAAGGCATTCCGTTAGGCAAAGTTACTGTATTTGCAGGCGAATCAGGAGCAGGTAAAAGCTATATTTGTTCCGGTAATATTATTAAGAACGCACAAGAGCAAGGCATTTATGTAGTTCTTGTTGACAGTGAAAATGCACTTGACGAAGCTTGGCTTAAGGCGTTAGGTGTTGATACTAGTGAAGAGAAATTGCTAAAACTTAATATGGCAATGATCGACGATGTAGCAAAGACTATTTCGGAATTTATGAAAGAGTACAAAGTGATGGACGAAGCCACTCGCCCAAAAGTACTATTTGTAATCGACTCGTTAGGCATGCTATTAACACCTACTGATGTTAATCAATTCGAAGCAGGCGAAATGAAAGGAGATATGGGACGTAAACCTAAAGCTCTTACATCATTAGTTAGAAATTGTGTTAACATGTTTGGTAGTTACAATGTCGGTATGGTGTGTACAAATCACACGTATGCAAGTCAAGATATGTTTGACCCAGATGATAAAATTTCTGGTGGACAAGGATTCATCTATGCATCTAGTATTGTCGTTGCTATGCGTAAACTAAAACTAAAAACTGATGCCGACGGCAATAAAACAACTACTGTAAATGGTATCCGTGCAGCATGTAAAATCATGAAAACCAGATATGCTAAGCCATTTGAAGCAGTGCAGGTAGAAATTCCGTACGAAACTGGCATGAGTCCGTATAGTGGCCTAGTTGATTTATTCGAAGCTAAAAGCATCCTTAAAAAAGAAGGCAATAGTTTAGTATATACTACTACAGATGGCGAAATTATCAAGCAATTTCGAAAAGCTTGGGAACGTAATGAGAAGAACGGGCTGTCAATAATGATGGAAGATGTGTCAAAACACGGTGAAAAAACCGAATCTGAGATAACTACTACAGTTAACTCAGAAACGGAGGAAGAGTAATGGGCGAAGAATTAATTGCAGACATTTGGACATTAGTAGTAGAGCACATCCCGGAAAAATACAGGAAGGATGTTGCTGCAGATTTTGTAAATGCGTTATTAGATCACGACATCAAAGAAGTTGTATTGAAGGAATTAAAAGGTGTTGATACATACTTAGACGTAGCAATTGACTATGTAATTGATGTTGACGATGATATTGATATCGAATACGACGAAGAATAAATATGAATTGGTATGACAAAGTTAGTAAAGACATTTCTAATATTCCATCCGCGGCAGCGTACTATGAAGCTGAATTATTAACAGCAAAGTATGATACTCGGATATCTGGTTTATTAGAAAAATCAGCAGCAAATATGCCCGGTATTGTTGAAAATAGATTTAATCAGCTTCAAGAAATCGAAGCTATTTTAGAATATCTCAATATCGAGTTACGTCGACTACGCAGTCAGCACTTTCGCAAATATTTAGAATCGTATCAACGAGCATTATCCTCTAGAGATTGTGAAAGATTTGTTGATGGAGAATCTGATGTAATTGATTTTGAAAAAATTATTAATGATTTTGCATTACTGAGAAATAAATGGCTAGGTATTATTAAAGCACTTGATAATAAATCATTTTCGATCAGTAATATAATTAAATTAAGAACAGCTGGTCTAGACGACGTGACATTATAATAAGTAAAATAGGAGCAATTGCTCCTATTTTTTTGACTTGATAAATAGCTGCATGAATACTAATATATCAATAATACCTGTTTTTATCGGATACGATCCGCGAGAAGCTATCGCATATCATGTATGTACTAACAGTATAATCCGACACTCGAGTCAACCTATATCACTAACTCCTCTGGCATTACAAACACTACAAGGGTATCAAGAAACGCATACTGACGGTAGTAATCAATTCATTTATTCTAGATTTTTAGTCCCACACTTAACTCAATATAATGGTTGGGCAATTTTTATGGATGGAGATATGATTGTTCGAGAAGATTTAACTAAATTATGGAATCTTAGAGACGATACAAAAGCAGTAATGGTAGTCAAACATAGTTATCAAACAAAAATGGCTGAAAAATATCTCGGTGCAAAAAATGAAAATTATCCAAGAAAGAATTGGTCTAGCGTAATTTTATGGAATTGTAATCACCCTAGCAATAAAGTAGTTACACCGGAGCTAATTCAACAGTCTACTGGATCGTACTTACATCGATTTTCTTGGTTAACTGACAACGAAATTGGAGATTTACCAGTTGAGTGGAATTGGCTACCAGACGAATTTGGGCCAAACCCTAATGCAAATTTACTCCATTATACGCTAGGCACTCCTAGTTTTTTAGAGTTTACAGATACTCCAATGGGAAATGAATGGCATCGAGAACGAATTTACACTAATTACTGTTTACAGCGAATTATATGATTTTTTTAAGTAAAGACGCATCCGACGAGTATGTTAATATGTGTGCTGCGGGGTGCAACACACTACCGACAAGTATTGAAAATTTTGTGTATGAAGATAACTTTGAACCGTTAGTATTAAGAGGTATTCTCAAACATAAAATAATGAAAAGATGTTGGCAAGATAATCGAACATTTTTTTATATAGATACTGGTTATTTCGGAAATGAAAAGTCTAGCACAAATCCAAACGGGTGGAAATATTGGCATAGAATTGTAAAAAATAATCTTCAACATACTAATATAATTCCTAGGCCTGACGACCGATTTAAACAATTTAATAAGCAATTTACACCTTGGAAAAAATCTGGAAGATCTATTTTAATAGCTGCTCCTGACGAAAAACCTTGCAAATTTTACGGTATATCTAAAGACGATTGGGTTAATCAAACAGTCGATCAGCTCAAAAAATTTACAGATCGACCAATTATTGTAAGAGACAGAGCTCCTAAGCGCATTGATAGAATAGCAACAAATACTTTGCAAAGTGCGTTGAACAACGACGTATTTGCATTAGTAACTTATAACAGTGTTGCTGCAATCGAATCGATATTTCACGGTATACCAGCATTTACATTAGCACCAGTAAATGCAGCTAGCCCAGTGTCGCTACAAGATTTAAGCCAAATAGAAACTCCATATTATGCAGATTATGATAAATTATATGCATGGGGGTGTCACTTGTCGTACGGACAGTTTCACATATCAGAGTTAAAAAACGGCAACGCATTTAAAATTTTAAAGGACTAAATGAATTTACACTTTGTAACTAGCATATCAAAAGAATATTGGTATAGTACAGCTAGATTTTGCATTAATACTTGGGACTTACCAGGAACAGTTACTGTGTTTGTTGATCAAAAAGATGGCGACTTAACATGGATTTCGGAAATTGTAGCAGACAACATCGTCCTGTTAGATGTTCCAGCAATTAACACTCCTGAACACAAAAGATCTAAAGTTAGAAAATTTTGGGGCAAAGCATATTCTCAAATTGTCGCAATTAGATCACGCGGATTGAATGAACGAATTATATGGGTTGATTCGGATGTTGAGCAAATTGATGTAGCCGATGCAGAATTATTTAATTTCGAATTCGCAGAACCGTTTGCTATATTAAATTCCGAAGATGCCGAAGACTGTTGGGAAACTGGAATTGTATTATTTAATCAACAATACGGAAAACTAAATCAACTAATAAAAAGATACGAACGATCATGGCACGACGACGATTTTTTATCGTCATTATGGAGACCGTACGATACACAAGTACTCGGTGACATTGCTTTAGATAAGGGATTCTTAAATTTATGCGATGCTAAATGTAAAAATGTTAATGCATTAGAAAATAGTCGGTATTCGACTGCATTTAAACATTGGATTAACAAAGATAATAAAAAACTACTTTCAGATATACAACTCAATGACAACAGTAGCGATTTATCATAAATCAGTCCCTAATGCAAAAAGCCAAGAAAAGATAGATTTATTAAATTTTTTCTCACAAGGTGTTTCAGTAACTGGTGATGTTGCTATAAATGTTAACGACTACAACTATCAATTAACTGATGTTGGAGTTATTCAAGGATGGGTACATACAGGATCTAAGTCAGGCCTGCACTTACAACTGCGAAATCAAGTAGTTCAATCACAGCTATTAGCAAAAAAATATGTAATAGCTGTTGATAGTAATTTGTTTTTGTATGCAAATACATTAAATCCTATGCACTATCTTCGATATAGTTTCAATGGAGTGTTTCCAAATACTGGAATTTACTGCGATACGTTAGTCGACCCTACTCGATGGCAAACTATTAGTAAAGATCTCGGTTTAACTTTAAAAGATTATCGAACATCGGGGGACCATATTTTATTGTGTTTACAGCGTAATGGCGGTTGGAGTATGGGTTCAGTTGATGTACAAGACTGGGCAATACAGACTATTAATTCACTGCGTAAAGTTAGCGATCGTACAATAATAATTCGTCCACATCCCGGAGATAAAGCTAGTAAAGAATATCTTAATCCTGCTAATCCGAAATGTAAAATTAAGTTTTCTAAGCGAGTTAGATTAAGTACTAACCCGCATTTAGTTGACGATTTAAAGAATTGTTGGGCAGCTGTAAATTACAATTCTAGTTCAGTAGTCGGGGCAGCAATAGAAGGTATTCCTATATTTGTAACAGATTATACAAAGAGTCAATGCATTGAAATTGCAAATACAGATATTACACAAATTGAGAATCCGGTATTGTACAATAGACAGCAATGGGTTGAACGATTAAGTATGTTCCATTGGAATTTTAACGATCTTAAAACTGGAAAATGCTGGGCACATATGAGATCATTTATACAGTAATAGCTGTTCAATAGAGTAGAGTTTTTGCATATAAGTTGACGGATTAGTTAATACACTTGACTCTAAATCACCGACTCTTCTTGGACGCTCAACAACTTCGAAGTTACAATTATTTACATGTTTAAAAATCTCAATCATTTCTTTAACTGAGGTTCCTACTCCGTGCCCTAGATTTTCTATTGTTCCAGACGGAGTAGCTATTCCTTTAGCAATACCGTTGCAAATTTCACTTACATGTGTATAATCACGAATACACGTTCCGTCTTTAGTATTATAATCTACTCCATATAAGTTAAATACGCCAGTTTTCTTGGCGTTAAGTAAACATGCTAATAGTGTGTCTTTTCTCATACCGGCACCTGTAGTACCAGTAACATTATAAAATCTAAAAATAGTAAATGCAATATCATTTTCTTTGCAATATTGCGCAACAATATCTTCGGCCATCCTTTTAGATATCCCATACGGACTTCCCAGTCCTGCCGCTGACCCAGTAGATGCTAGTATAAAATTTTGAGTTTTAATATTTTTAAGCACATTTAATGTACCTAATACATTGGTAACATAATATAGTGCAGGGTTTAATACACTTGGACTAACAGATACTTCGGCAGCAAGATGCACAACTGCTTCATACTCGGTTGATATGCCCCAACTCGAATCATCAACTATATCTTTGTTGATGAATGTATGCACTGGTATTGCTGGCAATTGCTTATCTAAACCATGTATTTCTACAGATTGATTAGATAATAACTCTGTAAGGTGGGACCCAATATAGCCGGCATTTCCGGTTATTAATATTTTACTCATTTATAAATGCTTTTAATTCTTTAAGTTGTGTATCATAATCAGCAATATTAAAATTAAAATCAGTCCTAGTATTGACCAAGATTTTATTAACTGGTTTGTCACTAGCAGTCTGCACAACTGTTTTCTTTAACTGAAAAATTTTATTAATTTTCGTTAGTAGTGTAAACTTATCAATAGTGTTATCGTTACTAACGAGATGATAAACTCCGCTTATTACTGGGTTTTCGACATACTGAACAATGCACTTTGCTAGTTGTAACGTTGTAATTCCGTTCCACAATACATTATCCCAACCGTTTATTGTTTTGCTGGTATTGTTAGATATCCAGTTGAATAACCCTGTTCCTGCTTTCTTAAGTTCGGGTCCTATGATACTAGTCCTGAATGTAATATCTTTAGCATTATTAATTTCACCGTGTGACTTTGATAAGCCGTATGGGTTAGTTTCGGTATGAGTCGCTGTTTCGATATAATTTCCTACTTTGCCATCAAACACACAATCAGTTGACAAGTGAATAAGTTTTGTAGTGGTATCTTTTAACTTATGCTCAACAAACAACGGAAACCACGAATTAATAATGTCAGCTCGTGTTGGATTATCGATGCTATCTTTAACTAATAATCCAATGCAATTAATTATAAAATCGCAATCAGGCATCTCTTCAAAAAATTTATGAACTGCAAGAATATCTTCAACATTAAGTAAATAATCAGCATTAGATTTTGCTACAGTAATCACTTCGTACTTTTGCAATTTAAGATATTGAGTTATAATATGACCGGCCATACCATTAGCACCTAATATCATAATTTTCATATAGTATCCTTTGTATTAATTAGTGTATTTAACTTGTGAGATTCGACAAATTTTGCAATATTTTGTAAACCGATATGTTGTTTAGTTTTATTAGTTGATGCAGCACTGTCGTGAATTCTTACTGAAGTTAATCCTTGATTAATACCACCTAGTATATACTTAGAAGTTAGTAAAATCCATAAGCATACATCTTCTCCTATGCTAAATTCTTCTGGAAACTTGTTTTCTTTAAAGATAGCAGTTAACCCCATAACAGTAGGAGTTGCAATTTTACACTTGTTGATAATTTCTGGAAACACATTACCGTGTAGCTTACCGGTTCCTTTTATATCAAACAACTTGCCGTCAGAATTAATTTTATTATACGAAGTATGGCTTAATGCTAAGTCGTTTAGCTCCATAAATTCAATTTGAGTTTTTAATTTATTAGGCAAAAATAAATCATCTGAATCTAAAAATGCAATATATTTTCCAGTTGCATGCAAAATTCCGGTATTTCTAGCTTTAGCAGGGCCTGCATTTTCTTGGCGAAGATATACAATTCTATTATCAGTAGTACACAGGTCGATTAAATCTGTTATATCTTCAGTTGAACCATCATCAATTAACAATAATTCAAAATTATTATGAGTTTGAGACAATACGCTACGAATCGATTCAATGGTCCAGTCGACTCTATTAAAAAATGGCATTATCACTGATACTTTAATATCGGTATAGCTCATATAAATTTTCCAGCAGTTAGCATAATTTTAATTTCTGATTTATTCATTATTTTAGTCTTTGATGAAAACTCGGTATATGGAAATTTGTCGAGATCTTTATATTTGTTAATTAATTCGTCTGAACAATTAACTGGCAAAGTTACAAAATAATCAGGACCATAACTATAAGACAATACAGCTTCGTGTTCGGAAATTAGCATTTCGTCAAGCTTTTCTCCAGGACGAGTACCAGTTTCGACGATGTCGACGGTACCATAATGATCCATTAGCACTTCAGCTAAATCAGTAATGTAGCAAGCTGGCATATTCATTACAAACGTTTCTCCGCCGATGCTATCTGTCGATGCTTTAAACAACAAATTAATAGCTTCTTCTAACGTTAAAAAGAATCTAGTCATTTGTTTGTTAGTGATAGTAAGAGGACCACCATTTTTAATTTGTTCTACAAAAAACGGAATAACAGAGCCGTTCGAACCCATAACATTACCTCCTCTCACACACACAAATTTAGTAGTATCTGATAACGTATTTGCCTGAATTATTAATTTCTCGCCTACTGATTTAGTCATTCCGTACAAGTTGAGAGGCTCAACAGCTTTATCAGTTGATACGTCAATAACCTTTTTAACTTTATTCTCAATAGCAGCATTTACAACATTCGTTGTACCTATAATATTAGTTTTAATTGCTTCTTGTGGATGATCTTCACAAATAGGTACATGCTTTAGTGCAGCTAGATGAAAAATATAATCTACATTTTTAGTAGCAAATTTGACAGCATCTATATCTCGAATATCGCCAATTATGAATTTAATTTTATTATTATTAAATTTTCTCTGCATTAGAACTTGTTGGAGCTCTCCTCTAGAAAAACAAATAATTTCTTTTACATTGTAGTTCTCTAATAACAGTCGAGTTAGTGTTTGTCCCCACGACCCAGTTCCGCCAGTTATTAAAATTCTTGATCCGTTAAACATAATTTTCCTTAATTTGATAAAATAATACTAACAACTGTATCTGAAACATTGTCTTTTGTATACTCTAATGGTATACTCCAATCTGTCGATTTCACTTTCATTAATTGATAGCATCTTAGTATGCTTTCGGTAGTTAATCCACTAACAACATTTGACCCGCACCAAACAGTCTCTGGTCTTTCTGTAGTTTCTCGTATAGTTATAGTCGGTATATTAAATAAACACATTTCTTCTTGAACAGTCCCGGAGTCACTAATTGCCATGATGCTATTTTGTTCTAATTTAACAAAATCGAAAAACCCTAGTGGTTCAGTAATTATAATATTTGGGTTTTGCACATTAATATTAAATTTTAATAATTTTTGCTTCGTCCTAGGATGACAACTAAAAATTATTTTATATTCCTTAGATATCTCTTCAAAGCTGTTAAAAATACTAAGCAGTCGTTGATCATTATCGACATTTTCTGCTCGATGCGCAGTAGCAATAATGTACTTATTTTTCTCAAGGCCTAATGTGTTTAAAATAGAAGATTGTTGGATTTCAGCATTGTAATATGTTAGTACTTCTTTGATTGGATTTCCAGTTACTAAGATTTTATTGTTTGGAATATTTTCTCTTAATAAATTTTGTCTACTTAATTCAGTATAAGGTAAATTTATAGTTGATATAGAGTCTATTATTTTTCTATTTTTTTCTTCTGGAACTAGCAAATCATAGCATCGATTCCCGGCTTCCATATGATATACTGGAATTCCTAATCTTTCACATATTATTGCCGAAAGCCCTGAATTAGTATCGCCTAATATTAATACTCGATCTGGGTTAAATTCTGATATACATTTTTCAACACCTACAAACGTATTACCTAATTGCTGTGCAAAACTGGAATTAGTATTACTAATAATATAATCCGGTTTTCTTATGTTTAATTGATCAAAAAATATATCGTTTAAATTCTGATCGTAATTTTGACCAGTATGTAATATTTTGTGATTACATAATTTGTCTAACTTTGGAATAATTCTAGACAATCTAATAATTTCCGGTCGAGTTCCTAATATTGTTAATATTTTCATTTTTGAAAATACCCTACAAAGTAGTGCTGTAACTTAGGTAAACGAATTTCAGTCCAATCTAAGAAATCATCTTTGCTCCACATACTTTTATGTAAGTCGTATGTATTGTTAAAACACCATAACGACGGATCGTCGACATGTTCGTGATTTTGCGTCCATATTGTTTCTAACGGTGTAAGTATAAAAATCTTTTTATTAACTAGTTGTTTACACTGTTCAATAATAGTTTTACCATTTGCTTTATCAACATGTTCGATAAAATCAATCATTAAAATATAGTCAACTGGTTCAGATATTAATGATTTTAGACTTGTTTTTTCTAAGTCGGCAAGAATATCAGGGTGAACTTCACTCCATGCATCAATTGTTATTACATTACTAGCAATTTCTAAAAATGGAGAAGAATACAATTTTGGACCGCACCCTATATCTAATAACGAACACTGGGGTTCTATGTTATCTTTTAAATATTCCAATAGTGCGTCATTAGAATACGCTAATTTTCCGTTTATGATATGTTTCATTTTAAATTTAAATAGTGGTTGTGTTCAGCACGAATGTGCCCAGATTCGTTGATTGAGTAAAACAATGATTTATTGTTAACACTAATTGGGGGGTTATTGGGATTTATTAATTTATCATGATACTGATGAATAACATACGGCTCAGCAACAAAAGTAATTGGTAATTTTAAGTTTTTAATTCTAACAAGTAATTCATCGTCGTCATATTCGTATCCGTTTGCAAATCGTTCGTCAAATCCGTTTAGTTTAACTAGATTGGCTCGTGTGATAGCCGCTGTAAAATGATAGCCTTTAGATCGATGCTCGACATGATTGTACCACCATGACATTTTTTTCTTACCGTGCCCTGTTGCATTTGGTACAATAGTATCGCCTGAATGCAATCTAGCAGTATCAGCCGAATCAGTTGCGTAACAGTGAAACGTAAGATAATTGTTGTCGGTTAAATTAGCACGAGTGTATGCAATTACATCTCCGATATGACAACATTCGGGATTTTGTAAGATAATTTTATCGCCACTACAATAGGAAAATCCAACATTAAATGGTACACACGGATTATAGTAAGTCTTTGTTGGACCGATTATATCAGCCATTTTAATAATTTTAAAGTTAATTGACGGAAATTCTAAAGGAATAGAATCTAGCTGATGTGCAGTATCGCTAAAGTCGTCGACTATTACTACTTCGAAATTTGTATCTGTAGTTTTTAAAATTGAATTTAACGTAAATCTTAAATGATGAATTCGGTTATAATATGCTGTTACAATTGAAATCATTGATTATCCTTATAAGTATTCCAAAATTTTGTTCTAGTTAAACTAGATTTACCATTTAATTTAGTTAATGCAATTCCCATAATGTAATTATGCAATTCTATAGTTACTACTTTTGCATTAATTGCATTATCGGCCGGTAAAAAAGTATTGTTATATGTTTCTAGTAATTTTTTAGCTGCATGCGGTTTTATGGCATATCCGCAACATCCGGGCATTGACGAGTGAGTATACTCGATAGCTGCAGGCTTGCCATCTGGGTTTTCTAAGTATTTCATCCAATTTGGACTTTTCTTTGGATGCCCTAACGCAACAATTAATACATCTTTCCATTCAATTGGTGTATACGGCCTAGATAAGACAATATCGTCTTCAAATATTAGAATTGGTTCGTTTAACTCCACACATTTCTCCCATAGTCTGTAATGACTATAAAAGCACCCTTTGATACCAGGAGTTTGCATTTTTTCTAATGCAGGATTAGATAAATCAAACGTACCTTTAATGCCTTCGTGATGTAATGCTCTACCTTCTGAGAGCATTTGTTGTGCGGCATCTACCCCGTATGTACCTTCAAACAATTCAACCGGCATGTTAAACTTTTCTAACTGTTCTTTTAAATTTAGTGCAGTCTCTAATGACGGGGCAATTTTTGATAAATGAATAATAAAACTTTTCATTTCCAATATGCCTCATTTCTTTTTACTGTTAAATCTTTATCTAGACTTCGACCTGCTGATTTTCGATTACCTTTTAAATGATCTAAATATGCACCCCATTGACTATTAATCAACGGATGCCCTTCACCCTTTATAATCCCAGCACTCCAATTTTGCTGTTTCATAGTTGGAAACTTATGTCGAACTGCATCGAATACAAAGCTGTCATGCCATTCTTCTAATTGAAAAATACCATCTTCGGCTTGGTCATAAAATCGTTTAAACTCTTTTAAAAATTCTAAAACAATTGGCGATTTTAAATTCATTGCATACAATCCGCATTCAGAATACTTACCTTCTCTGCCTAAGTATGACAAATCTGCACTAGCTGTACATAACGCAGACACTGCATTAAATGTAACAGGACTGTGACACACAGTATCGGCATCCATCCATAATAAAATATCAGCATCAGTCCGTGCCGCGCAGTCAAAAATTGCATATACTTTGTGAGCAAATCGAACAGCATCCCATTTAAAGCCTTTGCCAGAATCTTTTCGTTTTGATCGAATCGGATCTAATGATACGTCTCCGTTTGCTTTTGGAATATCTTTCCATTTGGTTTTAAAATTAGTGAGATCACTAACTGTATCTAAATCAATTGTAATAACTTGATTTGCATCGGGAATATGTGGAGTGCATTTTTCCGGATATACATATAGTGATACTTCTTTTGGCCAGTTGGCGCAAAATGTATTAATCATACGTTGACCGTATGTTTCTAACCCTTTTTTGTGAAAGGTTGTTACTACTGCAATTTTTGTCATGATGGGATCCATTTCTGCATACGCTTAAAGATTTCTACTAACGAATAACTCTCCGATCTAAAATATAAATAATCTTCTGCAGAAAGGGAATCTGCACCTTCAGTAAATATAATAGGCCGATAGCTAGTCCATACGGGTTTTAATTTGCTTAAATTTGAGAAATGAGAATGATCTATAAATATAAAATCAATATCGGGAAAGATATTTACATCTTGAAAACCTTGTCTATGTACAACATTTTTAAATCTCACTGATGGGTCGACTGCATCAATAACAAATACTGTACCGCAATGGGCTATTAGATCAGGTAAATACCCTAATCCAGATCCTACCACTAAACAATTGCGGCAGCTAGACGACGATTGTAATATTCTTTTAGAAAATTTGCTCATTTTAATTAACTACTTACATTATTTATCGCTATGATTTCTTTCAAACTTTACCGTGAATACGGTGCATTAAACAGTTCGCCAGTATTTGACGCATTCCAGCAAGGGATAAAACACACTGGAAACAGTATTGTTGATTTGGACGAGGATGTAGCTGTAATATGGTCTGTTCTATGGAAAGGTCGAATGCACGGTAATTTATCAGTGTATCAATCTAGAACTACAGCGAACAAACCTACTATTATTATCGAAGTTGGTAATCTTATTAGAGGAAAAACTTGGCGTATAAGTATGCACAATGTTAATCGATTAGGATACTTCGGAAATACTACCCAGTTAGATTGCAATCGCCCTGCTACGCTAGGAGTAACTCTTAAAGACTGTAACACCCATAGAAATTCAGAAATATTAATTACAGGGCAACACGAAGCTAGTTTACAGTGGTCCGGATTACCATCTACTGCAGAATGGGTAACTAATTTAGTTACACAGCTACGTCGCTATACAGATCGGCCTATAAAGTTTCGACCGCACCCGCGTTCAAATATTAGTGTATCAAATTTAGCAATCGATTACCCTAAAAAAATATCAGGCACATACGACGACTATAATATGAATTATAACTATCATTGTATTATTAATCATAACAGTGGTCCAACAGTGCAATCTGCTATCAACGGAACTCCGATTATTTGTCACTCATCTAGTCTAGCATTTCCAGTTAGTGATATGGTTGGAAACATTGATAACCCAGTGTTATTAGATAGATCGGCTTGGTTTTTAGGACTATGTCATACTGAATGGACTGTTGATGAAATTGCATCTGGTATCCCATTACAACGTTTAATTCCAACAATTAATTCATACCTTACCAGTTGACATGCTCTACATATTGTAGTATAATAGTTGTATGGCACAATTTACATACATCGAAGACATTTTTGTAGAATTTTACAATCGTATCTTGAGTTCTACTTTAATTGATTTAGAACAAAACGAAGATACTGCAAGTTTTAGCTTTTTTTCATTATGTGCCGATAACAAAGCAGTTACTGCAAAGCAAGCTAAATTCATGCTGGTATTATTAAAAAAATATCAAATGTACGTCTGTGATACTACGTTTGACTACACTGAGGCACTAATAAATCCAGTATTTAAACATCCTTTTAGAGTGATAGATACATCTCGTCGGATGTATATTGTCAAAGAAGACGACGGCAAAATTTTAGTTTACTTCAAATTCCCATCTATGTTTAAAGATATTTTTAACAATTCCGTAAAAGAATTTACTCATATACCAGCTCCAATGATATATTTTTCAACTGATGTTGGTGCAAGAGTCGTTGATTTTTATGATATTAATATTATTAGAGCAAGCGAATTTGCACTCGAGAATAATTTTGTATTAGATACATCAGTGCTTGATGCAGTTGTTGCAACAGAAACTGCATGGGAAAATAGTGAAACATTATCATTTCGACAAGAAAATGTTGACGGTAAAGTTGCGTTATTTCCGGCCAACGCAGATACTAGTGCATATTTCGAAACTGTGCAAACTGGGAATCTTGTACGTGATCAGTTTCTTGCTAAGGTGATGGGATATCCGTTAGTGTCTGCATCTGCACCAACAAGTGTAATCAACAAAGTGCTAGCATCAAATAGCAATTTATTCTGGTGTGATACTAACTTAAAGTTATTTGAACTGTATAATACATTACAGTGCAAAATTGCAATTGTATTAGAGTCAGGTGTACCAACATTTGATTGGTTAAATCAATTTGTAACAGATGCAGATCAATGTAGCATTCCGCGTGATAAAATAAAAGTATGTTTTAGAGAAACTGTGTCTGCACTTAATGATACTAAATCAATTAGTGCATGGATTAAAGAAAATGATGTAGGCGGTACTGTTAAAGACGGCGACATTTTTATTTTTAATCAAAAGCCGGCAAAATGGATTTTTGCCGATGACATATCTATCCAAATTGCAGTTTGTACATCGTTGTACCCATCGACGAATACACTAAGTCGAAATTTATTTAACACACATCCGTGTGTCGTGTATCTTTCGGCAATTAAACCAACTATTAAAGGGAACAAGAAAATTGTTAAATTATAATACTCAACAAATTAAAGGCTAACTATGACAATTTGTAAATTGCATATCCTCGACGAAGTTAATATAAAAGTTTCAAACTTAGCAATCGAAACTAGAAGAAAAATCGTAAATAAGTTAAAATATGAATTACCTTACGCACGACATATGCCTGCGTACAAACTTGGCCGATGGGATGGTACAAAAACATTCTTTGGTATTGGTGGAACTGGTTACTTAGCACATCTTGATGTCATTTTACCTATTATCGAAAATGACGGCTACGAAATTGAAGTTGAAGACCTACGCAAACCCACTGTATTTCAATTTACCCCAGTAACCGAAACATTTTGGGCAGACCAAGGAAAAACATGGCCGGCTGGGCATCCAAATGCAGGTATGCCTATTTTACTTCGAGATTATCAATATGATGTAGTAAATCAGTTTTTAGCAAATCCGCAAAGCTTACAAGAAATTGCAACAGGTGCCGGCAAAACTATTACAACTGCAACACTGAGTAAATTGTGTGAACCTTACGGTCGTACTATGGTCATTGTACCTAATAAAAGTTTAGTAGTACAAACTGAAGAAGATTACAAAAATCTCGGTCTTGACGTAGGTGTATACTTTGGAGATCGTAAAGAATTAAATAAGACTCACACAATATGCACATGGCAAAGTCTTAATGTGCTCGATAAAAAGAGCTATGACAATCCTGATATTTTGTCATTGGCCGAATTTACCGAAGGTGTTAGTGCAATTATTATCGACGAAGTACATCAAGCAAAGGCCGAAGTTCTTACAAAATTGCTAACACAAAATTTTAAAAACTGTGCGATTCGATGGGGGCTCACAGGCACTGTTCCTAAAGAAGCTTGGGAATTTCAAGGAATCTTAGCCAGTATTGGGCCGGTTATAAATCATGTATCGGCTCATGATTTACAAGAAAAAGGCGTACTTGCAAGTTTACAAATTAATATTTTGCAAACAAACGAAATTCTAGCATTCAAAGGATTTCAAGAAGAATATGCATACTTAGTAACAAATCCAGGTCGACTAGATTGGATGGCAACTAAGCTACACGAGATAAGTCAAACTGGCAATACATTAGTATTAGTTAATCGAATTAGCACTGGAGAAATGCTCCAAGAGAGACTAACTACGGTTCTGCAGACAACTGATCAAACAGCTGAAGTTCCTTTTATTTGTGGAGCTGTGAAGCTTAATGACAGAAAAGACGAATATGATGATATTAAAACTAGTAATAATAAAATTATTTTAGCCACATATGGAGTAGCTGCAGTGGGTATTAATATTCCTAGAATTTTTAATCTTGTTCTTATAGAACCAGGAAAATCATTTGTTCGAGTTATTCAATCAATAGGACGTGGTATTCGAAAAGCCCAAGATAAAGACTATGTCGATATTTGGGATATTACATCAGCATGTAAGTATTCAAAAAAACATTTAACCGAGCGAAAAAAATACTACAAAGATGCCAAGTATCCATTTAAAATAACAAAGATTGATCTATGAAAATATTAACATTACAAAATATAGCTTTTGATTTAAACGACTTACCCGAAGAAGTAAGTGAAGATCTACGATTTTCAGTATTAGACAATTCTAATCCTGCTGAACCTGATTACTTTTTTATGCCTCTAATATTTTTAGAATCATTCAATGCCCCGGCAATTGTCTTGCGCATTGCCGGGCATGAAGTCCAGATGCCATTAGATTGGTGTGTTGTTGTTGGAGATAAAGAGTGCGGATTAGACCCCGAAGTACTGCCGCTAACTTCGATTAACGAGAGAGGATTTGAAGCACTGCTATTTAATCCAATTAACGGATTTAGGGCAGAATTTGCACCAATAGAAATTGTAAATATATATCAAGACGTAAAATGGTATTTTCCAAAAATGAAAAACGGACAACTGCTAACAGTTCCACTTGGTGACGAAGCTAGTCCACTTTGTGCATATTTTGTAAAAGAAATTTCTAGACAGAGCGAAGTAATTCAACTTGATAAATTAGTATAAAGGAAAACATATGAGTAAATTTGGTAAAGTATGGGGTGAGACAGAATTGTTAGAAGCAAACGGAGTATTAGAATTTCATCGGATTGAAGCTAATGCCGGCGGAGTGTGTTCCAAGCACAAGCACAAATATAAATGGAATGGATTTTTTGTCGAATCAGGAAAAATGATTATTCGAGTATGGAAAAATAATTATGATTTAGTCGACGAAACAGTATTAACTGCTGGACAATATACAAAAGTAGCACCCGGCGAATATCATCAATTCGAAGCTGTAGAAGATACTATTGCATTTGAGCTATACTGGGCAGAATTTGATCATAATGATATCGAACGAGAAAATGTAGGACATGCAAAACATGAATGATATTAAATATGTGTATGAACGTGTAAATGATATAATTTATCGTAGACAAGTCAACAATAATCATCGTATAATAGTAGAGTACAAGTACACTCCTGCAGCGTATACACCTACATGGAGTGACATATCATTATCAACTCATAACCGGTATATAAATTCAAATGAGCAATAAACTCGAATTAAAAGATGTCTTGGCTGCTATTGATTTAGATAGCAAAGACGTATGGGACGAGCTAACTGACGAACAGCGTAAAAGCGTAACATTTTATACGTTGAATCGATACATTTCAAATGTGCGAGGGTCTCGTGAACTTAAAGAACACTATGTACTATTAGGCAACGAAGTATTTAATAAAAATTTATTTGCTATCATGTCTAAGCATCCAAAGCTTACATGGCAGCTAGCTTGTTCTTGTGCGCATGAATCAAAAAAAATTCAATCACATGAATGGTTATCTCTTAAAAAAGAGAAAAACAAAAAAGAAGAATTTTTAGCTGAATTATTTCCAAATATGAAAAGGAGCGATCTTGAAACCCTCAACGCAATTACCACAGTTGATGACATTAAGCGACATTGTGAAGGACTTGGATGGGATAAAAAGAAGATCAGCTCCATTAAATTTTAAATGCGAATACTGCGGCAAAAAGTTTGCAAAAGAAAATACACTAATGATCCACATCTGCGAGCAAAAGCGCAGACATATGAATAAGTCCGAAAGACATGTTCAGATGGGGATGATGGCGTATCAGAAGTTTTACGAACTAACTCAAAAAAGTAAAATGCCAAAAACATTTGACGAATTTGCAGCTAGTCCGTATTACACTGCATTTGTTAAGTTTGGAAGTTTCATGATTAACACTGCTCCGATTTATCCAGAACGATTTATTACATTTGTAATTAAAAGCAATGTTAAATTAGATCATTGGTGCAGAGACGAGCTATATGATCAATACATTTCAGAATTGATAAAAATTGAACCTGCCGATGGTGCTATCCAACGAACACTAACTACTATGCTCGAGTGGGGCGATAAGAATAAAAGCCCATGGGAGCACTATTTTGCATATGTAAACTTAAATAGAGCAACACATGATCTTAAGGAAGGGTTAGTATCACCCTGGATAGTTTTGAATTCAAAAGCAGGTAAAGCTATGCTTAAAAATATGAATGACGAACAGCTTGAAATTGTCGGCCCTATTATAGATCCGCAATTTTGGCAAAAGCGATTTCGCAATCATCCTGCAGATTTGGAATTAGTTAAAGATGTTATAAAGGAAGCTAAAATATTATGAAGCCAAAAAGAATAGAAAAAGAGTTAGCCGAGAACGAAGATTACTTACTTGACGAAGACATCGACATGGAAGTATTAATCCCAGAAGATGCTACTGATATTTCAGTTTATGTTAAATTCACTGGGTTTGATACTAGAGAAGAAGCAACTGAGTTTGGCGAGTCATTAGCAGAAACTTTACCGTTATTAATTTTTGAATCTACTGTTTTGCATTAATGGATATTGATATCGATTTTTCAAATAGAACAGAGGCGCTGGGGTTATTTAAACACATTCCAGCTAGCCGAATTGAGAACGATAAATTAGTCAAGCATAATACAGGTGTGTATTTTCATCCAGTACCTGTATTAGCTGAAAAAAATATATCAGCTGTTCCTCATACGCAAGCAGAAGAATTTGGATATTTTAAAATTGACTTTTTAAATGTGGGGATTTATAAAGATGTACGCGATGAGGTACACTTGACTGAATTAATGAATAAGGAACCATTATGGGAATTGTTAGAACAAGACGAGTTTTCTAATATGCTGTTTCATATCAATGGGTACGGAGATATTTTGCGACAAATGAAACCTAAATCTATTGAACAACTAGCTGCAGTGTTAGCAGTAATTCGACCTGCAAAACGACACCTGGCAGGGAAAGATTGGACAACAGTAAATGCCGAAGTATGGAGTACTACTAGCAATGACGGCTACGCATTTAAACGTAGTCATGCTACCGCTTATGCTATGGCAATTGTTGTTCAAATGAATGCAATTTGTGAGTCAGTAAGTTAAGACATTTTTCGCACCAATGTAATTGACTTCCGTTTAATACGTTTTACTAAAATGTCATTAAGGCTTGTTATTGGGCCAAGTATAACCTTAACATCCTTAGTGGCAAAATTTCGTATAATGTATTTAAACGGAGCAATGTCTTGCTTGAGGAAAATACTAATTGGTATTTGTCGATTAGACTCCCACCACCATACTTCTCCTAATTCTAAAAAATAAGCCTTTTCTTGCTCAGTCTTAAGTAAAGAATAGTCGTACATGCTAGTAACAAGCGCATCTTGATTTAATATAATTCCAACATATTCTTTCTCAGTATGAGTTAACACTGATATGAATGGGAAATTTTCTTGTAAATTTTCTGTTATCCGCATAGATAAATATTATAAAGGTCCTTTGTATGCAATTAGGTTCAGTTTATTTATATCCAAATCGTCTAGACATTTTTACAAATCTAGATTCATGGCTCCAAGAGAGGTATCGTCAAGTGTATCAGCGTAATCTTAAAATCTACCGCGGTGTAGATAATCGGGTAGAATTTCGAGTTAAATCGTCGGATCAGAAACCCGTCAACATAACAAATCGAACATTTGTGTTCAATTTAATATCGAGAGAAAGTCAAGAACTGTTAATCAAAAAAGACTGCAGTTTAATTGATGCAACTACCGGGAAAATTTTCCTAAGTTTACTTGATAGAGAATTATTAGATATCGAAGCCGGGTCATATCAATATTCGATACACTATGAAGTTAGAAACTATGTTGACGACTATTATACTGTATCAGAACGACGACCAGTATATGTAGATGCGCAATACGGTGCATCTCAAACAATAGAAATTCTACCAGATATCTCCGGAGAACCGGTAGTATCACAAGAAGTAAAAGAAGTTAAATTTTATACTGACTTTACTCCAGCTGGTGATTTTTTTATTAGCGGCCGATTCGATGCCAGAGCAGCATTTAATACTCCAACCTCAATACATACTTTTCAATTGTTCATGACAAACTATACTGGAAGAGTAAGTATTCAAGGAAGTTTAGATAACGGGGGTGATCCGCAACAATGGGTGGATATTCAAACATTTGACTATGTTAATTCTAATATGCAATATGTAAACTTGATCGGTAAGTATAATTGGTTCAGAATTAAATATCAGCCTAGTACATCTGGATTACTCGGAGACTTTACTGTTGACTTAACAGTGTTTGGATACTATAACGTATCAATTAATACACCAGGCAGAAACTATCAAGTTGGCAATACAATCGTTATTAAAGGTAGTCGATTAGGAGGCGAAACCCCAGCGAACGATCTTACTATTAGCGTTACCGGTGTAGATTTAAATGGTGGTATTACAACGTTTACACATTCTGGTAGAGCGTTTAATGGTGTAACACGATATTTGTTAGGTGGCAGTAGTGCAACGAATACCGGAACTTTTGACAAAGTAGTATATAGATAGTATAATTAGTCTATGACTACTGTTATAGATTTATTTACTTCCTTATTACCGCCAAGAACTAAAACTAGCCCAAGCGGCTGGCTTAGCTTTAATGCCCCGTGTTGCATCCATAAAGGTCACAAAGCCGATACTAGAAAGCGCGGGGGAGTTAGATTTGATGCTGGCATTGTGTACAATTGTTTTAATTGTAAGTACAGTACAGGCTGGCAGCCCGGATCTCCCATTAGTGAAAAGTTAAAAACATTGTGTCGATGGATGGGTGCTGATGACACTCATATCAATAATATGATGTTTGCCGCATTGAAAACCGAATCGCCTGATTATCGAGCAGAACAACATGTAACTAAAATAGAATTTCCAGAAAAACCGTTACCTCCGGAATCTAAAAAATTATCAGATTGGGCAACTGAAACTCTTAGTCCCGAGTTAGAAACAAAGCTCATTGCAGTGTACAGTTATATTTTATCACGAGGACTGGACCCGATAACTGGTGACTTTTATTGGAGCCCAACTCCCCGATACATTGATCGAGTTATTGTACCGTTTAGATATAATGGAAAAATCGTAGGGAATAGTGCAAGACGTATTACTGATGGCAAATTAAAATATTTGTCAGATCAGTCACCGTATTTTGTTTTTAACTTCGATGTACAAAAAGAAACTCAAAAATATATTATTGTCACCGAGGGGCCATTTGATGCACTAGCAGTGAATGGCGTAGCATTACTAACTAACGAAATTTCCGAACAGCAAGCTCGCATAATTAATAGTATAGGTGCAGAAGTTATTGTGGTACCGGATCAAGATAAAGCAGGACTGCGCATTTTTGATCAAGCAGTTGAATTAAACTGGTCAGTTGCATCGCCAACTTGGGACGACAGTGTGAAAGACTGTGCCGATGCAGTGATAAAATACGGCAAACTGTTTGTTGTTGTAGATGCTATACTAACTGCACAGAGGGGAGCAATTAAAATTAACATGGCTAGAAAACAATTAGAACACAAATTAGCAAGAAATACTCAATAGCATAATGAATACAAAATACTTAACATTGTTAAACTATGACTTAGACATTCCTGCATTGTTAGTCGAAGCAGAGATAGCTAGAGCTAAATCGGCTCCGTATACTGATACTCGTTACCCAGATACATCGTTTAATCATTGGAGAATGCAGAAACACACTGCGCCGATTATAGAATCTATTATGGATGATTTTGAAGTAATAGGTAGTCCAAGATTTTATTTTCAACAACCGCACTCATGTATTTCAGATCATATTGATAACGGTACACTAACATCGATAAATTTTATTTTATCCGAAAATGCTGCACCTATTACATTTAACAATACTAATTTTTACTATAAACAGTGTTTACTTAATACACAACTTATGCATCGAGTTAATACAGCAGACCAAGAACGAATACTATTAAAAATATCTATTTTTAATGAAACATATGAAGATTTAGCAACTAGGATAAAATATAAATTATGATTAAAGAATATGGCTACGATGTACAACGATTATATTTAGAACTGATGCTAGCAGATGCAGAAGTGTTTGTTCGATGCCAAGGTATTTTTGATCATACATTGTTTGATCGAAAATTACAAGATGCAGCAGAATTTATCAATGTATATGCAAAAGAATACAACGTATTACCAGATTACGAAATGGTAAATGCTAGTTGCAGAACTGATATGAAACGACCCGAAGATGTTAAAGAAGGGCACTTAGATTGGTTACTAGACGAGTTTGAATCATTTACTAGACATAAAGCATTAGAGCGTGCAATTTTAGCGTCCGCTGATTTACTTGAAAAAAACAATTACGGCGAAGTAGAAACGTTAATTAAAGAAGCTGTTCAAATTGGATTAGCTCGCGATATGGGTACTGATTATTTTGCAGACCCGCGTGGTAGATTAATGGGCCTCAAAGACAAAAATGGTCAAGTTAGTACTGGCTGGTCGACCATGGATAAAAAGTTGTTTGGCGGATTTAATAGGGGCGAACTTAACATTTTTGCAGGCGGTTCGGGTGCAGGTAAAAGTTTATTCTTAGCAAATTTAGGTGTAAACTTTGCACTTACAGGACTTAATGTTGTATATTTAACGTTAGAGTTAAGCGAAGCACTAGTTAGTATGCGTATTGATTCGATGGTAACCGGTGTTTCAACTCGTGATATTTTCAAAGATCTAAACGATGTAGAAATGAAAGTTAAAATGATTGGTAAGCGAGCAGGAATGTTACAAGTTAAATATATGCCAAGTGGTAAAACAACTAATGACATCCGTGCATATTTAAAAGAATATGAAATTAAATGTGGCAAAAAAGTCGATGTACTCTTAGTTGATTACTTAGACTTGCTTATGCCCATTGGTAAAAAAATTAGTGCTGAAAACTTGTTTATTAAAGACAAGTATGTTTCAGAAGAACTGCGTAACTTAGCAATGGAGAAGAAGTGTGTGTTTGTAACAGCTGCTCAGTTAAATCGAGGTGCTGTCGAAGAAGTTGAATTTGACCACAGTCATATTTCCGGTGGTCTGTCTAAAATTCAAACAGCAGATAACGTATTTGGTATTTTTACAAGTCGTGCTATGCGTGAACGCGGTCGCTACCAATTGCAACTAATGAAAACACGAAGTTCGAGTGGTGTTGGTCAAAAGATTGATTTAGAATTTAATATTGAAACTTTAAAAATTACAGATTTGCCTGAAGATGAACAAGAACAAACAGCTGGTGCAAATAGAGGAACTAGCTCAGTAATTGACAGCATTAAACGCAAGTCTGAAATGAGTCGAGAAAGCCCAGACGAGGGTGCGCCAGTTGGCAAAGTAAGGGCTACAGTACAAAGTAGCAAGCTAAGGGAAATTTTAAATAATATGAGTGACAGCGACGAAGAATGATATTGTAAATTGCTAAATACTGGATGTGTATAATAATTGGCAAATACTTTGAAAAGCATGGATGGGTCGCTGTTAAAAACAGGGACCGCAATTACATCCCAGATATTAGTTTTAAGAAAAAAATCACCAAAGGTGTGGAAATTCTATACTTTTGGGATGATATAACTCAATATTGCGAAGGAATGAATTCTGCAGGAGTTGGTGTACTTAGTGCTAGTTTAATGGTACTCGATGACGAAAAAGAAATTGAAGTTCGTACTAAAACTCCTAGCAAAGACGGCTCTAAAATTAAAAAAGCATTAGAGCAACCTAATGTAAAATTAGTTGCTGCAAGTTTAATTCAACAAAAGTTAACCGGCAATACTTTAATTTTTGATGCCGAAACTATGATTTTATTAGAAGGTGCTTGGATTAAAGGCGGTTATAAAAATGAAGAATTTGAATACAAAGTTAAAGTAATTCCAAAAGATGAAACTGTTGTTAGAACAAATCACGGAGTATTGCTGTCTAGGGCAGGTTATCAACGCACTACTGACGACGAAGCACAAACCCTTAGTCGTATAAGCTCTGAAAGTAGAAAGCTAATTGCAGAAATTGTAGTTATGCAATCTGAAGATCCAGAAGACATAATTGACGGACTAACCAAGAATTTTACTGATAACGGACAAATGAATGCATTACGCACTAGTACTGAAAAGAAAAAAATGCGAACTACTAGTCAAATAATGATTATTCCAAAAGAAAAAACAATGTATGTTCGTCCAGTACAAAGCAATATGCAATTTAATTTTTGGGAATTAAATCGACCTACACAGCAAACATGGGTTGAGATTTTAAGCAATCGAGTATTGTACGCAAATCTTAAAAATTTAGATCCAGGTGATGATCCACCGTTCGATTATAAATTAACACACAACATAATAAAATAATCATGAGAGCTATAGAATTCATAAACGAAGCACACGAAAAGCAACTTCGAAAAAGTGCTAAGGCTAGTATCAATAGCTTGCGAAAAAATCCAACCTTAGATAATAACAGTAATCCTTACTTAGCATATCGATTTGGTATTGCAATGGCAGGTAGTCCAGACTATGAAATGGATGTACACGGTCCGCTTGGAAGTTCATTCGTTACTACTGATTACACAGACGGTGATACTAAGATTAGGCAAGGTGCAGAAAAAATAATGGGTGTATCAAGTCAATCTGTAACTGGTAAAGGTTCGTGCGAAATGGACATTGTTAATAAAATCAGCCCAGTTGCTGCTCCAAAGAAAAACAAATACGGAGTTTAAGTATTACCTACATCTACTTTTGGAGAAGTAGTACTACCTCGTATATAAGGTTTGTGTATTACTAAATTTGTAGTTAAGTATTGCCAGGGGACCACGATGTTCCCTATTTGTTTATCTACTGCTTGGGCTCCAGTAGTTTTACTAAATTCGACTAATTTAGATGCTTGAATGGGCGTCAATGTATACGCCCATGCACCCCGAGACCACAATCCGGTTATCTCGTTAATTTGGTCTCCACGTCCATCTGCCAGATGTAATTTCCAAATGCATTGATTTAAATCTAGATCCGTTGGCCAAGGACCTTGCACCCATGCATCGTGTTCCATGACTATGATTGGTTCTTGCAACGATATACAGTGTTGCCATAGACTAAAATGACTATGAAAACATCCCCTTGCACCGGGCCTTTTTACAATAGCTCCTCGATTTAACAGTGTAACACCTATAAGTTCCCAAGATTGGCTAGTAATAGTGTAACCGTCAGTTGCGGGCCATGCAGATACATCCCACCCGAATTTTTGTGCCTGTGTGATTGTAGCTTGGCTATTTGATTGAGATTGTTTGCAACTTCGAATGCTATTTACATGCGATGTTGCAGACAGTTGAGTTATTACAAATGCTTTAGGTTGTTTCATTAGGAAGTCTTACAAACTCTATCGTCCCTCCGTATACTGATTTAAATAATTCTGCACATTCTAAAATATAAAATTTGCATACAGTACCGTTGGATTTTGTTAATAGATATTGCATAGTTGACCTTTGTTTGTAATCAAAAAAGTATTTATACAATATAAATCTATTAACGACTCGTTCTTACTACAGATTCTCGCAATTGTTGCACGTCATTTTCAAGTCGTCTTATCTGCTTAGCTTGCTGTTCAACTAATGATCCCAATCGTTGTACAATTGTCATTAGCTGCTGTTCAGTAATTGATGGCCCGGTTAATTGCTTAGCCTGCGGTGTTGTACGTGCAACTGTGTGATGCTGATATTGTTCCATGTGTTATTAATTGCCTTTGTTATACTATATATCAATGTTATGTGTATTCTTGATGTAACTTGATACTTCTTGATATACTTTTTTCAAATATATATTAATAACTACGGCTTCTTTAGGGTCGTCTCGAGACAAGCTTTTACCTGCATGTTTCTTAGTATAATATACGATTCCCGACTCGATCATCTTTTTAATTTTAGCAGGATGTTCTATAAATGCGGCTGATGGTAAATGCGAAATAGTAGCAACAACTTCACCGGCAATGTTATGTGCAAACGCATCAATTTCCGACGGTGATGCTTTATATAATTTATACCATCGAGCAGATCGAGGAGTACTAGGCGTCTTATTATGTTGTAAACTAAGTGCCTTAAACTCATCGTTGGCACCCTGTCTAAGTTTCGGATCACTTAGCCGGCTACGATACATAAGTTTATTTCGACCTCGATTGATCTGATAGGTATGTTGTTTACCGTGTACCATCTCATGGATAAATGTGTTACACAACGCAGCTACTGGATCTGCAACATCGTCGCTTTTATTAATAATTTCTGTAATTGCCGGAATCAATTTTCGATTAGTTAACTTGTCTTGTATCTCATCAATGTCGTCTCGACGATACGGTGTATACACTGAACTAGTTATCTTAGCAGCAATTGGAGTGATGATTGCTAATGTGAAGTCTTGAATTGTTCTAATCGAAAGCTTCACATAGTTTGCATTTGATATGCTGCCGTGTGCTCGTATGTCAGTAAACGCCACTCCGTTAAGTGCCACAGTCATCTTATAGTAGCCAAAATCAAATAGCTTCTTTTCTAAATCAGCTGTTAGTGCTTTGCTGTATGCTCTTTTTAAAACACTTTCTACTTCAACGCCAGAAATGCAATCTTCTATTTCTAAAAGAACTTCGTCAGTTTGTAATGCAGGTAAGTTATCCGTTAACGATTTGATAACTATGCCATACAATGCAGGATAGTGTTTGGTGAGACTGATTGCTTCAGTGAGGGATATGTTGGTGAATAAATTCATAGTACATTATTTATTTGATTTACCTGACTTCCCTCTGCGGTGTAACCTCCAGGGGCGGAAAGCAAATTTTTACAGAATATCTACGCAGTTTATTCCCCACCCAGAGATAGTGATTATACAGTAAGTACACAGTAATAGCACAGTAGCAACACAGTAGCAACACAGTACTGATAACGTATACAGCACAGTAATTGCACAGTTTGATACCGGGCGGCGCGGGGTTGTTGCGGTTCGCTACTGTGATATGCACCATCGAACAGCGTTCGCGAGACTGAGTGTTAAGTCTCTTGCACGCCCAAAATGGTTCTGCTACGGTAAAAATTTGGGCGCGCAAAAATTTTAGAACAGTACTTAACGTGGTGGTCTGGTGATTCTACAGCAACGACACAGTGATTCTACAGTAAGTACACAGTACCCAAAAGGGTTTGCGGGGGTAAAAAACTGGGCGCGTAAAAATTTTAGGATGAGTACTTTTCTTTTCAAGGTGGTGATTCTACACTACAGTGTTGTAAAAATACAACACTGTATGTATATATAGCCCCCCACCCAACCTTACAGCAACCTTACAAAAAGCTTGCAATTGCTTGCAAATGTTTGCAAAAGCTTGCATTGCAAATGCTAACAAAAGCTTGCAAAAGCTTGCAAATGCTAACAAAAGCTTGCATTGCAAAAGCTTGCAAATGCTAACAAAAGCTTGCAATTGCTTGCAAATGTTTGCGTTACAAAAAATTACAAGATGTTACAAAACATTACACTTTGTTACATTACAATTACATTACACTTTGTTACAATACGCAACACTTTGTTACATTACAATTACATTACACTTTGTTACGCTATGCAATACGTTGTTACATTACAATTACATTACATAACCTTACATTTTGTTACAAAACATTACAATATAAAAAGCTTGCAATTGTTTGCATACACTTGCAAATGTTTGCGTGTTGTTTTATTGCAACATATACTTGCATAGTGTTTTTTATACAGCGTATTTTGCACAATAGCTTTTAAACGTGTTTTAAGCACGTTTTTAGCGTGTTTTTTGTGTAGTGCATAGCAAAGTATACATTTAACAAAAAAACGCTTAAAACGCGTTTTTTACTAAAATACTTGCAAAAGCTAACAGTAAACACAGTGCAAGTATTTGCAAACATTTTGTAAGTTTGTTGTAAGCTAATAATTTAATAATATAAACAACAAAGCAGTTTTAATACTATTTGTAGCGTGTTGCAAGTACACGTACTAGTACGCTTTTAGCGTACACACTAATTGTAATATGCAAAATGCTTGCAAATGCTTGCATTAGCAAAAAACAGTAAAAAGTGTGTTATAATACAGTTATGTAAGCAGTTTTAATACTATTACAAGCGTGTTGTAATACACGTACTAACTGTTTTATGCAAAATGCTTGCAAATGCTAACATTAGTATAAAACAGTAAAAATTGTGCTATAATAAGCACTATGCAAAGCAGTTTAACTACTATTTGCAAGCGTGTTGTAATTACACGTACTAGTATGCTATTAGCATACACACTAATGTATTATGCTAGTAGCGTATATTTTGTAACTTTAACTTTTACTTTATATTATGCAAACTAACACAAACAACGTTTTTGCGCACGTTTTTACGCAATTAGCTAACACAAGCAACGCAGTTGCAAGTAATAGCAATAAAAAGTACACTGTTGCAGGTATTAGCACACTGCCCAATGGTGAGACTAAAGTACGCTTAGCTAACAACTTGCGTGATAGGATTGGGATTTTGCGTAGGAATGGACACAGCAATATTATGCTTATGCAGTTGGAGAGTGCAATGACGGAAGCAGAAGTAGCAGCTTACTTGTTGACAGTGGATTTTGGTACAGACGACTTTAATGCAGTAGTTAAAGCTAATGCAGTAAAATTGGGCGTAAGCAAGTAATGTAATACAACGTAACATACACGCAAGTGTATGTTACGTTTTATTTTTATTTTTATAAATTCGGGCACGGGTAGCCCTCCTCTTAGGTGGCAGCGATACTTGTAGCGGGCAGCGGGGCCGAAGGCGAAGGTATTAGACTCTCCGTCCTGCCAACCTGCATCTGCCAATCTGCCTACACCTTCACCGTCTCCTATACCTACATCGCCTCCTGCACCTACTACGTCTTCTACACCTACTACGTCTTCTACACCTACACCTAGTTCTGTGTCTTCTACACCGCCTGTGTCACTACTATCGCCACCGCCGCCTGCATCGCTGTCTGCTCCACTACCGTCCGCCCAACCAACCAACCCCGCAGCGGGGCCGAAGGAGATTGTGGCTCCTGTCTGTGTCCTCCTCGCACCAATCGCTTCCTACTATCAACCAACACCACCTGTCTAGTCTAAACAGTCAAACCAATCTGCCAATCGCTAATATAGAGCAGCGGGGCCGAATGCGGCTGTGGCTGGTAGATTGTGGCACCTGTCACCGTCCAGGTCTGTCGCATAACCTGTCACACCAATGTCTCCTAGTTAACCTGCGTCCGCCAGGCACGTCGCAGCGGGGCCGAAGGAGAAGGAGACAGGTAGATTGTGGCAGGTAGATGGTAACAGGCGAGGTTGGAGAATAGGCGACCAGAGCGAGGCGAGGTTGGAGAATGATTGCCCTCCACCGCCTCCGAGTCCTGGTTGCCTGCCTTCAGATCATTCTCCGATTCGGCCGGCACGTCGCAGCGGGGCCTTTGCAAATGCTTGCAAATGCTTGCATATGCTTGCATTACAAAAAGTTACACTTTGTTACACACTGTCGTCGCTCTGCTAACCAGTCGTCTGTCTTCTCGCGTCGGCCTGCAGCGGGGCCTTTGCATAGTCTTGCAAATGCTTGCAAATGCTTGCATTACATTTTGTTACACTTTGTTACAAAACATTACAGTACGTTACGTTACACTTTGTTACAATACGCAACACTTTGTTACATTACAATTACATTACAAAAAGTTACAGCGTCTTACACTTTGTTACATTACAATTACATTACAAAAAGTTACGTTATGCAACAAAAAGTTACATTACAATTACATTACAAAAAACAACACTTTGTTACAAAACATTACAATATAAAATACTTGCAAACGCTTGCAATGTTGTATTTTTGTAACGCCACTTGTCTGCAAGCTTTTGCAAACTGTTGTTAGCTTTTGCAAACAGTGCTAAAACGTGTTTTAAGCTGTTTTTTATTAAATGTATATGCTACTATGCACTACGCAAAAAACACGCTAAAAACGTGCTTAAAACACGTTTAAAAGCTATTGTGTTTTTGCTTGCAGTAAAATGCACAATGCAGCATTTGTTTAGTGTTAGTATTTGCAAGCTTTTTGTAAGTTTGCTGTAAGCTAGCAGTGTAATAATACAGTTATGCAAGCAGTTAAGTAGTTTACTAGTTAGTTGCTTGCTATACGCTACAATACAAAATGCTTGCAAATGCTTGCATTAGTAAAAATAGCAAAAAAGTGTGCTACAATAGCACTATGTAAGCAGTTTTAATACTATTACAAGCGTATTGCAATATACGTACTAGTACGCTTTTAGCGTACACACTATGTAAGCGTTAAAAGCGTATATTTTTAAAACTTTAACTTTTTAATAATATTATGCAAAAAAATGCAAAAACTGTTGTGCATACAAGTGCTAACAAAAACTTTAGTGTGTTATTAGTTAATAATACAGTAGTATTAACTAACATTAACATTGTAATGTTTAGTAACACGTATAGTACACGTAAAGCAGCACGTGCAATGTTTACAGCTTTTAAGTATTACACACTTAAAATTAAGTAACATAACGTAATGTAAGTAAGTAACGTAATGTAACATACACACGCAAGTGTGTATGTTACTATTACACAATGTAGCAATTTTAACTTTAAAGTAATATTATGTCAAATACAAATAACGCGTTCGCCCATGTTTTCGCCCAATTGTCCAACACTAGCAATGCAGTTGGTAGTACGTCCAACAAGAAGTACACGGTTGCTGGTATTAGCACACTGCCTGGTGGCGGCGAGACGAAGGTGCGCTTGGCGAACAACTTGAAGGATCGCATTGGTATCTTGAGGAGGAACGGACACACGAACATTATGCTTATGCAATTGGAGAGCGCGATGACGGAGAGCGAGATTGCAGCGTACTTGTTGACTGTGGACTTTGGCAGCGATGAGTTTAATGCGGTTGTGAAGGCTAATGCTGTTAAGTTGGGCGTTAGCAAGTAATGTAACGTAATGTAACATACACACGCAAGTGTGTATGTTATTATTACAATTTTTAACAATTAATTGGAGAATGATATGGAAGAGTTCGGATTTGAGATTGTGCTGTGCACGGTGGCTTTTGTGTTAAGTTGGGCGGCAGCTGAGATGACGGTGATGATTGCAACACACGAGGCGGAACAGCGGGGTGGTGAAGAGTAAGAGGAGGGGGCGTGAGCCCCTTTTCTGTTGGCTGGAAGAGGGGTGGTGTGCCCTCCACACGTTCGGCCGAGCTTGTACTGCGCAGCGGGGCCGGTGGAGAAGGAGACAGAATTCTCTAACCGCCTCCACCGCCTCCACCGCCTCCACCACTGTCACTTCCGCTAGTGTT